TATAAGTGAGTATCACCTAAGTTCCCAACCAACTCACCTGGTTGATAACCTGTCTCCTCACATAACAACAATAGTAATGTTCCATAAGATGCGATGTTAAATGGTAAACCTAAGAACGTGTCAACTGAACGTTGATTCCACATCAACGACAACTTACCATTAGCAACGTAACATTGAAAACCATAGTGACATGGAGGAAGTACGACCTTATCCAACTCACCAACATTCCAAGCATTGACCATCAAACGTCTTGAGTCTGGATTTGTTTTAAGGTCGTTGATTAGATTTTGGATTTGGTCAATATACTTAGTACCATTCACATATGTATCTTCACCTGATAATGGGTCTTTGAGAGTAGTTTTAATAATCGATTCAGTTTTCCATTCTCTCCATTGTTTTCCATAGATAGGACCTAACTCACCCCACATCTCAGCAAATCTATCCTGAGTCTTAATCTTCTGAATGAATGACTTAGGACCCATACCCAATGTTCCCTTATCTTCTTTGTATCTTTTATAAGCATCTCCATTCCAAATGTTACATCCATTCTCAACCAAATACTTAATGTTGGTGTCTCCTTTTAAGAACCACTTCAATTCAGTCATCATAGTTTTGACTGCCATCTTCTTTGTGGTTAATAAAGGAAATCCTTCAAACATGTCGTGACGTATCTGACGACCAAATACTGAAATAGTACCAGTACCTGTACGGTCATCTTTCTCCACACCATTGGTCATGATGTCTTTTAGTAAATCTTGATAGTCTTTGTCTAATTGATTCATCAGTGGAAATATCTTACTACAGTGTTATGAATTGGAAATCTATAGATTGGTGCGTTCTTACCATTCTCCTGTCTTTGAAGGACTTCGTAGAAACCATTACCCTCTCTAATAGTAGTAACGCCTTCAAGATTACTTTCACCTAAACTACCGTCAATATAGATAATGGATAGTGTGTGTTTTTGTGTGTTAAACTTAAGATAGTTTTGCATAATATATTTGTTAATGTTTTTAATAAGGCATAAAAAAACCTCTCTTCAAAAATAGAAGAAAGGTTTAGTTTTGTCAATAAATTATATGGATTACATTCCAATAACTAAATCGTTATAATCCAATTTTTCCATACCTTTTAATTCATCCTCAACCTCATCATACATATAAGCTTTCACAGCAGCTACTACACTTTGTTCAGCTTGGGCTATTTTACTTTCCATCCAATCTTCAATCTGTTCTCCATCTTCCATTTGCTCCCACATTTTATAAGCCAATGTTGCAATGGTAAACAGTTGTTGTTTAGCCATATATGAACCGTCTTTATTTTCGTTAAGATTGTTCTTCAATCTTTTAAGTTGAGATTCCGTAATTATAATGTTAGCCATAATATTGTTCTTTACTTATAAATATACTGACCTTCAATAAAATCGTTAATCTTTTTTATATAATTCTCCTTTGTGTCTGATGTAAACTGAACCCAAATAAATTGATTCATCAGTTACCCTGTACCACGTTTCGACATCACCACTTTCGTAAGTCAAAACTATTTTCTTGTTTTCAAATCTAATTCTATTCATATTGATTTTGAATATAAATATAAAAAGGTAAGAAGAAATACTTCCTACCTTTTTTTTGGGACTAACCAGTATTTGGCTTAGTCAACTCCACCACCCTATTTAATCTAACAGGGAAATCTATTCTTCTTCATCTTTAAAGATATACAACTCAACATTATCTCTATCATCTAAAGTTGTTTTGATATCTTCAGGGTCTCTTTCTTTTTCAATCATAATTAATTATAAAAGTAAAAAATACTTTAGTAAATGCTTAGTTTACATTATACCATTTCCTCTACAATACCGATAACTTCACTTAGTACCAAAACAATACACGCCACAGTTAAATTAAACGGAATAAACCCATAACCTATAATCCTAACACCAGATTTAATGAAACTAACAATCTTATGCCATTTTTGATTTGGCATGTGTTTGATGTCATTATTTTTACCGTACTTCATCTTCGTTGAATACTTAATCTTTCTATTCATTATCTGAGCATATAATTCAGGGTTATGAATACTATTAAATGGGTTGTTTTCACCCGTTATCTCTTCATAATAAGGGTTTAATTCACCTGTCTGAGGGTCGTGTGTCGGAATTACTTTTTCTTTGTCCATAATCTATCTAATATAAAATACCAAACTGCGTTTATGATTGGTTCAACTATCGCATCAGTAATAGCTGCGTAAAAGTCAGCACCAGTAAAGTACATAACACACGCAGCAGCGATTAAAAAGTGACCAATCGTATATATCACTGTACGTAACAGTGTTCCTTTTAATGCTCTATAACTATTTAAAAACTCATTCATCATATTTCACACCCTTCTAACTTTGCAGCCTCATGAATAGTCATCAACTGACTAATATGGTAAGAGGTACCGTCAGTCATGTAAAGAATATAATTACTATCAATGTCTTCTATCTCATCAATAATCTTTATAGTCTTAGACATCTTCAGTACCACATATCCACCAACCTTATACATTCTTCAACTGCTTTAACTTTATACCTAAAAGGTCCAAAGTGTTTTTGTCTTTAACACTCTTCTTAGCCTTTTTCTTAATCTCATTGATTAACCCTTCCACATATAAAATCTCAGGATTAATCTTATCTTCCTCAGGTTTGTTAGGTTTAGTTTCGTTGTCTACCTCAACACCTTTAATTTTAGATTTTAAATACATAAACAACAAATCGACCAATCTAAAACTTGTGTAAAACCCTAACAATATACCCGCAGCTTTGAGTAACTGCTCAGTACCCACATATTTCATGGTGATGACCATTATCAATAATACCACTGACATCTTCACCAAAGACCACATATTATTTAATACCTTAATCATTTATCGTCTCCATTTTAGATTTTTGAATTGCGTATTCAGCCAAAGATACCTCTTGAACATTACCCATTACCATACAGTCCTTCAATAGATTGTAAGGAACGTGTAGTAAGAAATCCTTACCGTTAAAGGTAGTGAGGTCTTGCTTCAACTCCAAACAAGAGTGTACCAACTTCAAATACAATTTAAATTGTGTGGCGTCTTCAAACATTTCTTCTTGAAGGATTCCGAACTGTGGGTGTAATATCTTAACTATTTTCATACTTCAAATATAATGATTTTATTGTTACTATCCAAATTTTTCAACCCATTCTTGATATGTTAACACTTTTTTATTTACGGGTTTAATTAAATTAATAAACCTTTTTTTAATATTTATTATAATCTCAGGAATTACTCTTGTTAACTCTAAGGGTATATATTTTTTACCTTCAGTGAAAACCAAAGTTACTTCATCATACACATCGACACATTCAACAATGTGTTCGGTGTTATCTCTTACATCTATAATTTTATCTCCCTTTTTCATATAACAAATATACTGATTTTTTTTGACTTAACCAAATAAAAAGACCTTAATTAGAAATAGAACAAGGACAATTCCGAGTACCCATCCACCGATTCTTCCAACGATACTAAAGATGTTACTTACACCTTTTAAGAGTTGACCACCAAAGGTCAATAATAATCCAATAATAACTAATAAGACGATTCCTTCCATAATATTTTTCCTTTTGAACAAATATACGGAATATAAATTAAACTGCAAAATATAAGCATAAAAAAACCTCAGTCGGTTAAAACTGAGGTTAAGGAAGGTATATATGTTATAGAACGCTGAGATTACACGTTTATGTGACCCATCTTTTGTGAGATTATCCTGATAATCGGTTCCTCACTTATCCACCACAGTTGCCCATGGTATCGAGTCAGTGTCGGTTATTTGAGTGAACCACTCTTCTCGTTAACAACTACTCAACTACTACTTAACTCTGTAAAGTCTTGCGAACTCTCCAAGGGATTGCGGTCCCACCAGGTTTTTTGTAATTGACATTGAAAGACTTGCGGTCTGTTCAACGACTTCGTTAGTCTCTCGACTCGAAGTATTAGACACCTTTCATTGTCAACGCCCGAAGACTTGTGCTTGTCATTTTAATAGTTAATTAAAATTAGCATCTGTGGAAAAAAAGACGATGTGCTTCGGGAGAAGGTCCGTTCCTTTTGGGAACAAAATGCTTCACACCATCCTGTAAGTCTGCAAACTTACGGTCAGTCAGGACTACGTTGAGTTAAGACTTTCGTCAATCCCCTCGGTAACCCTTTAGACTGGTACCCAGCCCTACAACTCATAGCAGTGAGTGTCGAACCGTCACCTGTAACTTTTCCTATCGGTGTCTCCACCTCAACTCTGATATTCCACGGACTCAGAGTAATTAGACCCTCTTAGCAGTTGCCCTCAAGGTTCTAATCGTAGTCACTTTGTTTAGTTGTCAGTCATTGACTGCGAACATTCACGGTGTACTAATCCCGTTTCAGTCCCTTTAGTCCCATTACTGGGGTTATCTAACGACGCTAAACCGCCGATGTGTGTTTATCTAATTTATTTCAAAGAAAGGGGTTAATTTTCTCGGTTCAATTATAAACTCTTTAATTAGAGTAAACACGACATAAATCTTTTCAAAGAACGTTTTTAGTCTTTCAACTAAATTGTTAGACAAATCTACAACAAAGTTTTCAATCTGTCAAATAAAATTTTTACTTTTTTTTTCTGATTTCTCAGTAGGGTAAAATATAAATATTATTGTTCTACTGAAAAGTTATACGAAGATACAAAAAAAATGGTCTCCGTCAAGCTCTTTTAGTTATTTTTTTATTTTTCTTCAATAAAATACCTATTTAAAGCAGATATTCTATCATCAGCATCAACTAACTTAGCTAGTGCTTCCTCAGCATTATTGTAAAAGTCGTCAGTTGAGTGGTCACCAATACCTACGGCACTATTACCAAGTAAATCTAAAGACAATAACGCCTTAGCCTTATCTGCCTCTGCAGATTTCATTAACATATCAATTAAATGTTGGTTCATTTTAAAATTATATTTAGTAGTTTATTAAATTGTTTAGTCATTGGTTCAGGAAGTTCATCTTTACCAAAATATCCACACTCTGTGTGTTCGTCACCGTCTTGAGCATTTTCCAAATCAGGGAACATCTCTTCTTCAACATCCATCAAATAACAATATAAGTTACCTTTAACTTCAGTCCCATCTCTATTTGTTCTTTTAATGATTGCCGCAAATTCAATATCACCAACAATCGGTAAATCAGTTTCTTCCATAAATTCTCTGATTGCCCCTTCTTTAGGGTCTTCTCCTTTTTCAATACTACCTGCTGGACAAGACCAATGACCAGGTAATGAACTTTCGGAGTTTCTTTTACACAGTAAGACCTTATTATTACACCTTACTATAATTCCTGCGTATTTCTTCATATTAACTAATTACTTAATATTTATAAGTATGAAAGTAATAATAGACAACAATATTTTTAAAGTCAAACTCTGCACCACACCAAAATCAATTCAAGAAGGTATGATGGGTAAAAACTTTGATGAAACTTTTAATGGTATGTTGTTTTTCTTACCTAAAGGTGAACAATCCTTTTGGATGTATAATTGTATTGTTCCTTTGGATATTATTATGATTGATGGAAATGAAATTACTGATATCCACCACAACTGTCAACCCTGTGATAATATGGGTGAGTGTGAATCTTATAAAGGATTTGGTGATTGTGTATTAGAAATACCTGGTGGGTATTGTAAAGAAAACAGCATAAAAAAAGGAGACAGTGTCTCCTTCTCTATGTTTTAATTCTTTCTTAAGCGTTTTGAACTATATCAAATTTTTGTAATTCTTCAATTGAATTTTCCCTTGCTCTTCTTTTTGGACTTCCTGAATTAACATCAGCAAAATATAATGTAGCTTCTTTAGGACTTCTAAATTCAGGAACATCCTTACTAGTTAAGAATTTACTAGTTAAGAATTTTACGGCAACTTCCGCAGCTATTTTATCGTCTAACATCTTATCAGGATTGTTAACAATATCAATACCTACTTTATTTCCGTATTTCTCGTAATTATCTTTACCTGTTAATTGGTTATAACCTCTACCCACATATTTTGAACCATCGTTTTCATTGTTATTACCAATTCTACCATTATAAACAAAGTCAAAGAATTTATCATAATCTTTTTTCAGATTATTTAACTCAGAATCAGACATACTTCTAGTTCTTGAGAATATCTTTCTTATCCTTTCATTTGAAGTATTGTGATACCCCTTCTCCTTTTTATTAATAAAGTGAGTTTCTTTACCGATAACAGCTAACATACCTACTTGAGCAACTGGGTCAGTAACTCCATTTTCAACCATAGTATCAATTAATCTTTGTATACCTCTAGCTGCCATACCTGAATATCTATGAGTAATCTTACCATCTAACGATGAAAACTCTTTACTAGCATATGTATATTTTTCAATGTCTTCATCTTTTATATCTGCACTTTTTAATTTATCATGCATTATATCTCTGGTGTCTGTATCAAAAATACCGTTTTCTTCTAACTCATTATCTTTCTTAAATTCATTTAACGCACCTTCTGTTTCAGGACCAAACAATCCATCAACACCGTGTTTTGGTAGTTCATAACCTAACAAAGATAGACCAATCTGAAATGACTCAACATCTTGTTTGAATCTCATATTTTTACTGTCACTTCTTTCTATATCTCCTTGGATATTTTTAATATTATCTAATAATTGATTACTATCAGCATCAACTAAGTCCGCCTTTTCAGCTTCCTGCTCAAACAACCTACCACCTTTTAGTGCTGTCGATGTTTCAATACCCACAATACCATCTACTAAATTAAGACCTTCATCTTTTTGAAACTGTTTTACTGCTTTAACTGTTAGTGGACCATAAATACCATTAACACCTTGTTCACCGATATCATACCCTTTACTCATGAGAATCTGTTGAATTTCTTCAACACCTTTCCCTCTTGAACCACGAGAAAATAATTCTGAGTTATCACCATTATTTATAATATCGTCAATGGTTAAGTTGTAACTAACGACTTTACCTTTTACCTTCTCAACAATTGAATCAGGGTCAATGATTGTTAAACCACCGTCCTCTAACGTTTGTTCTAAGAATGGCCATGGGTCAATATTACCAGGTTTGTATCCTCTTTCTGCGTCATACATTGAGAAATGTAAGTGTGGGTGTGTTCCTTTTGCATTACCACTATCACCAACAGTTCCGATGAAATCACCTTTACTAATTTCCATACCTCTTTCGATGTTATTAGCTATTTGGTCTAAGTGAGCATAATAATAAACAACACCATTATTTAAAATACTAACCGTATTACCACCACTACCATTGTGGTGACCTACCTTATATATTTTACCACTAACACAAGCAACCAATGGTGTTCCTTTTGGTGCAAAAATATCTATACCATTATGACCGCCACGTTCTTGGTGTTTTGCATCACCAGGACCGTAATCACTATTGTGTATTGCTTTATCTTTATCTAATACTTTCTCTTTTCCTCTTCCTAAACCTGAAGAATCGTAACCTACGTTAAACTTATCACTACCTATGGGAAATAAAAATGAAACACTTTCGTTAATTACAGATTCGTTTAATGATTTAGATTCCGCAATCTTCTCTTTAAGTTTGTTTACAAATTCTGCTTGAATCATCTTAGCAAACTTAACGTATGGTGCATCACCACTGTCTTTGTTGTATTTGTATTTACCTTGAGGTGGTCTTTTACTTCTACCAAAGTAATTCAATGCTGAAATGTTTGTAATACATTTGTGACCACCTGAGTTCGCTTGAATCATCTCCCAAGCTGGTACACCTAATCTATCTAACACAGCCCACTCACTATCAGTTAGTTCTGTTGATGGTGTGTCCATGATTTCTTTAAGTCTTTCCATCTTCTGTTCACCACCTTCGATACTACGAATCTTATCACCGTAGAATGCTTCCAAATCTGCATTTGTAAATCCAACTGAACCTTCTTTAATACTAGTTTCAGATACCCATTTAATCGTTGATAATGGTATAATCTTTTCTCTTAGTTTATCTTCCCATCTACCTAATACCTCTTGAGCTATCTCACCTAAGTTCACACCTCTAAGTTGTCTTTCTTCATTAAATGGATTACAAGATGCTTGTACCAACCCCATTGGCCATGCGATTACTAAGAAGTCAGCATCAGGATTATTTTTAAATGGTGTATATCGGTCGTAAGAACCTGGTTTGAACATTGAACCTCCACCATATTGTACGATGATACCGTCCTCTACTCTTACCTTCTCACTTTCTTTTTGTTTTGCAACATAATCTTTTTGGTTTAGTGCCATTTCCTCAGGAAGAGCATAACCGTTCTTTGCAGCAATTCTATTAATGTTTTGGAAAATGTTTAATAGTGATGGTCTCGATGTCATCACCAACTCTTCCATAAAACCAGGTTTGTTCTTATACGCCAACATTAATTTGTTGGTTGCCAAACCTAAGGCCATTTTATTTTTCTGTAATGATTTATCTTTTTGTAGTTTGAATACGAAATTCATAATATCATCAGGAGTAAGACCAAACCTTGCAAAGTCCGCAGAATCAACAGTAGAAATTAAAGTAATATCATCCGATGGAAATATCTCCTTTGGTGACATTATTTGTGATAGTGTTGCCACATTTGAACGAGACGGTCTAAATGAAGTGGCAGTATCACCTTCAACACCCGTCTGACTATCGTGATGGTCTGTATGAACTACGAACATCGGCTTACCGTGAGCAAAGTCAACCAACACAGGCATTGTATCACCTTCAGCATCTTGTTTCTTCACTGCAAATTCTTTATCACCATATTGAATGATTTCAGAATCAACCACTTTGATACCGTTATCCTCCAAATAATTCTTCATAGCTAAAGCCGTTGTAACCCCATCTAAATCCTGATGGAAGTATATCTTGGCTTTTGGATATCTTTCAGCCAATGCCTTGATATTCCTTAATCCTGATTCTTTTAATATTTTTTTCATATTATAATTCTTTTTTAAATTTTTCAGCCTCATCATTTCTTCTATTTTTAACTCCTTTCGCAGTAACTTTATTCTCTGGAATTTGACAGAATTCTATATTATTAGCAGCAGTTTTATAATCACCATACTTTAAATATTGTAAAAATTTACATTTTCTAAATAATGGTCTACCAGTGTTAAAACCAATAGACACCATGGCATCAAACATATTTTGTGTAATCCTATATTCGAGACCTTGCTCTTTCCAAGATTTCATAATATCAGTTATAATTTTTTCTGCTTCTTTAATATCATTTTCAAAATATTTTTCAGCCGTTTGTTTACTAATAACTTCACCCATTTTTGGTTTTGGCGGTGTCATTGCACCTGTATGACCGTAACCTATTGTAATCCTACCATCTTTTAAATCATAAGCCTTTAACTTAAGGCCTTCATGTTCCTTAATATCATTTTTACCTTGTTCAGATGTTATTAAATAACGACCATCTAAAAACTTTGATTTTAGGTTTTTAACGTGATTTTTAATTTTATTAATTAACTCTTCATCTAACATTCCTAACTCACCTTCCACATAATCGTAGAATCCACCACCATAATCAAAAGTCTTTAGGATTCTATCAACTTCTTTAAAAGTTTCTAAAGTATCTATTTCTAAAACCGCTTTTAAAAACTTATCTTCATCAGTTCCTACACCTGAAGACGCATCATAAATGTTTTTAGCAATACTTTTTGCATCTTCATTTAAAATGTTATAGAGTGATTTAATATGTTTCCTATCGTTTTCTGATATTATTAAACGTGACATAAAAAGTTTTATTTATAAATATCCATAATAAGAAAAAACCCTCACTTTGGAGGGTTTGAATTCACTAATGATAGTGAACAGGCTAAGATATTATCGAACCAAGACCTTTCTGGTCCTTTGAGTTCTTCTCTTTTAAACCATTTTATTTCATTGTCTGTTGTTGTAATTACTAATGTATCGTCATCAATTACTTTAATTTTTTGAATGTTCATCTAATACTATTTCTAACTGTTGTTGGTTTAGTTGGTATTCTTTAATTCTTTCTCTTGCAACCTCACAATAGTTTTTACTAATATCCAAACCTATCCATGGTCTACCTAACATCTCAGCTGCCAAACACGTGGTTCCTGAACCATTAAAAGGGTCCATTACAACATCTTCTTTATAAGAAAGAATCTTAATTGCTCGATAAGGAATGTCCATTGAGAATGTTGCCTTAGTTTTTTGTTGTGTATCGGCAAAGTAGTTCCATTGTCCAAATACCAAAGACATGAAATCTTTCTTATCCTTTTCATCATACACCAACTTCTTTCTGAATTCACCCTCAATCTTTTCATTTGGAACCATCTGATATTCACCTTTCCATTGAGGCGTTCCTTTTACATCCTTTTTGTGTTTCTTCTTATACGCCAAGATTACACACTCCTTTGGATTGTAAATGTATGGTGATGACGGACTCATCCAACTTCCCCACGCTGTGGTCTTACTACGGTGAGGTGAACTTTCTTCCAAATCGACAATACCAAAGAAACCAAATCCAATTTCTTTCATAATCATCCAAACCTCAGCAGAGAAATAAATTCTTCCACCCTTGTCCTGTCGATTGATTTCATAAGGAATGTTCAACGCAATACGACCATCGTCTTTCAATACTCTATACGCTTCTCTGAGCCACTCACGTGTGAACTGCCAATATTCGGCAATGTGTTTATCGTCATCCCAACTGTCATAATCGATACCCACACCATATGGAGGACTGGTAACAATTAAGTCCACGGACTTTTCATCCATTTGTGACATTAACTTTCTACTGTCACCATTATGTATTTTATTTTTCTCCATTCTCTTCAATAACTTTTATTCTTCGGTCCAAATAAAATAAGGCTTTTTTCAAGTCTTGTAAAGGTGGATTACCTTCTTTCTTTCCACTTCTAACAATATATTTCAAGACATTGAACAGGTAAGCATCTTGGTCCAAACCTGTAGCCTCAGCAATTTTAATAACCTCATACGGATTTCCCTCACCACCATAGTGGTCAGGATGATTTACCATTTCTTTACTCATTTAACTTTGACTTTTTAAAACATAAAAATCTCTAGCATAACCACTTTCCTCAATTACGTCTAATTTAATTAACTGTTGAAGTAACTCGCGAGTTTCATCAACAGATAGTTTTACGATGTAACGAGCAATGTATGCAATGTGAACAGGTCTACGAAGTTTACCTTCGATTTTTTTCATGGTTTCTTTTGGTACTGACATATATTTTTTTTTTAAGAACTAATTTTCCAACTTTCATAAGGTATCATACTATGAGGATGTTTTTCAAAGAAAGTCTCGTGAATAAAAGTATACTCATTTTCCTGCTTTCTGTCAAGATACGCTCCCCAAAACGATAATGTTGAATTAGAAAGGATATGCATATCACACATACTCATCATATGAACCACAATATAAGGGTCTTCATCAATAAATACAAATTTTTGTTTAGGATAACCCAGTTCATCAATGAAATATTTTGCCTTTTCAATATTATCTGAAAAGACCAATACCCTATACCCGTCACCGTATTCATCTAATATACCTCGTACCCACTCATCAGGTATTTGAACTGGTGCCAAAAAATCTTGACGACCACCACCCATTCTTAAGTGTAGTGAAATACTTTTCTCAAATAACTCACCATAATGATAATTGATGTAGTTAGTTATATTCTCATCAGGTGTGAACAAATCTAAAATATAGTCCCTCTCGTGATGCCAATATAATTTGTTAAAGAAATACCCTTGAAAGAGATATGGTGGTTTTACCTTTTGTTTTAAGTCATAATAAATACCACTCTCACCCGTATCCACATCCCACGCCAAACTTTGGTCGAACCACCAATCAAAAGCATTTGGTCTACTGTCGAACCATGGTAAGTTAGGATATACATCACCAAAAGATATGTGTGGGTCTTTAAGAATGTGTCCACCCCACGGGTCAAAATGAATATTCCTACTGTTTCTATTTAAGTGTTCGTTCCATCTTGAACTCTCAGATTGATGGGTAGTCCAATAACCAATTAAGGGGTCGTACCCCATTTCTTTGGTATAGACCATAAGTGTTGCCGCTTGAAACAACATATTACCTAACCCTCCCATCAACAATACCGATACGGTGTTGTCTGTTACATTAACATCTTTAGGATTCTGTAGACTCATCTTCTAATATTTTGATTATCTCTTCTTTAGTTTGACCAGACTCGTACATACTAATAAACTTACTCGCCCAATTATCCATAATCAATGCATCTGCATTGAACAACGTATCTAATCTATCCTCTTCGGTAATTAGAATACTTTCTTTTGTTACTATTCTCTTATTGAAACCCATTTGTGTTCTGAATTTAATCTAACTGATACCACGTGTTCCATATTCCATTCTTGTGGTGATACTAATGATAAGAAATAATCACCGTTAGGTCTAATATATAGATGATATATTTCACCGATAACTGGCTCAAAAGAATAGTTTGAATTATAAATCATGTTGTTGAGTTTTACCTCATCAACCAAGAAATTATATTCATCGACCAGTTCTTTATATTTTGCTGAAAAAGTTTTTTGGACTTTGTTTACACCACGTTCTTTAAATGCCCCAACATCATCTAATACAATTGCTGGTGCAGATACGTTGGTACCATACGGTAATACACTCGCATTATAAGTTTGGTTTTTTTCGTCCCAAGCGACATTATCTGGTTTTTTCACACTCATTAACGTATAGTCTTATTTTACTACCAAGCTCCATATCATTTGGAGTTGATTTAATTATTTCATACAAATAATATAAATCAATTTTATTAATAGTTGAAGCCATAATTCTATCTTTTGAGTTAATCATCTTTAAATTCAGAAATTTTAATTGTTTGAAATATGTAATTCATAACCTTACGTTTGGCAATTGTTAAAGTTGCACCCTCCAAAGGAAACTTTTGTTCATACCTTACCCTAAAGATTGGAAGGATATTATCTATATTTTCATAAGGAGTTCTATTTTTTCCGTCAACTACCAACCTATGATTTTGTTTAATTAAAGATATTAACTCGTCAATATTTGTTACATCAATAACTTCACCCTGATAGATTAATTCAACCTCACACTTATTTTCAGGATTATTCTTTTTTAATTTTGTAAATTGATATTGGTAGACATAGAGTTCTTCATCGTATATCAAATAGAAGAATCCTTTTCCTGGTTTATATTTAGTATCTGATGGACTGTTGTGTACAATTTTAATACTTACATTGTCATACAGTAATGTCCATATGGATTTAGCAACCAAAAATAGTTCAGTTAATTTATCTAAGGAATAGTCAACAATATTTAAAACCTCTTTTAAGTTTTCTTCTGAACCATATATTTTATGATAATCTAAATCAGTAATCAAAATCTCGTCATCAGGGTCTTGAGGTTCCCTGTTTAACGTAATATATTGTCCCTTTTCTTTTATTCTATTTATACTAGCAACGTGTAACGCTAACTCTTGAAATGATGGATATAATTTAAAATCCGCCAAGTCTTCGTTAACTTTAGAAATATAATCTAAAAGGATGTATTGTTTGTGTTCTAAATCTATAGGTTCTTGTAGTAACCAGTCTGTTTTCAATCTCATATACGTTTCAATTTACCTTCCTTCCATGCTTGATAGTTGGGACCAATCTTGTACCTAAAATAAGGTCTTTCTTTGGCTCTGTAAATAGTTACCAACCCAGCATCTTTCATGGAACTGAACATAGTTGAAAAGTATCCTGAGAAGTTCACCTCTTCAGGGTCTTTGTTTAAAACATTTAATAAGAAATCTTTTTTATCGGCAGGTTCACCTGCATTTTCTTTTTCTATTATGTAGTTTAAGAATTTAATATAGGCATTTTCAGGGTTAAGACTTTCAAAACTATAATTGGAGTGCATGTTTTTTGGTGACCAATATATAATATCATCATTATCTTTAATAAGTTCGTAAAAATTCTCTTTTACGAAGAAAGACAAAGTGACAAATATGAAATCTAAAATGAACGCAGGTCTTGGATTAAAATTCGTAATTTTAGTATTTCTCTCCATCTCATAATACTCAACCATTTCACTAATAGGTCTTTGGTCAAAAATAGGTAGGTTTTTAGAATAGAATGTAAAATCTGAATCATCAACGGTTAATGTTACAGGATTCTCTCCCCACGTTGCTTCAACATTTGGTGTTAACTTACTAATACGAAGTGGTTTACCTTCTACTACTCTACGTATTTTTTTTACATCATTATCATCCATGTTAAAGATATCTTCAGAAAATATCTTTTTAATAATATTAATACCGTCTCGTGAACTGTCGTATAAATGATTTTTTTTAATGTCTTCCTCTATCGCCTTAAAAGCTGGTAGTGTTTTTATTAAACCTAAAAGGTTATCATTAACTTTATCCTGAGCATCATACAACGTCATCCTATCATTTTTACTATCGTAATGAATGGCTATCTTGTA